AGCCATTACTATGACTTCACCCTCCTGTAAGTTATTGGCACTCACCTGTGGAGGCACTGGAGCCAAATTCATCACTGGATTAACAAGGCTGGTCAAAGCGGGTAATGGCGTATTAGCTACTCCACTTCCTACCTGTACGCGAGTAATGACCATCAGTTGTCCGGCCATGGATGCCGCAACTTGTCCTTCGCCTTGAAGCGTAAGAGTATTATTAACAAAATTTGGCATATCAATCCACTATTTGTGTACCAGCCTGTATCTTAACCAGAACACTGGTTAAGGTCCGCATTACGGCACTAACACTAATCTTAGCATGTATATCTACTATCGGGGCTCCCAGAACCCACTGTCTAGCTGAAGCTATCACTACACCTGTCGTATGAATATTCACTATAGCCGAAGACCTCTGTACAGTAGGCAGCGCGAAGACACTGATCCCAGCAGTGATGTAGTTGATGGTTGCTGGGAGACGAGAGGGGATCGGCAATGTCAGCCAGATCTGCGTGAATACTCCGACCGCCACATAGAACTCCATCGGAGCAGTCGAGTACAGGAAGAATCCTTCCATCGCCTGACTGGCACGCTTGACGACATTAACATACTGTCCTATCTGTGCTTCTACGGATGGATCGACGGTCTGCGGCAGCAGGATTCGGAAGTGATTCGCTGATCCACCATATAGCCACCACTCTTGCAGCAGTACAGGACCATACTGCGCTGATAGCTGAGTGATGATATCTTGGACCGTCGCTGGAGTTCCTAGATGAGCATGGTAGTAGAAGTTATTGGCGAGGAGACTACGCTTGGCAGCTAGACGCTGATCTGGATCAGTGATGTTGAAGGTAGCGCTATAGAAGAGTACCTGATACTGGAATGCCAGCAGATCCAGCACTGGTTCAGGTAGATTAGGGATATTACAGAGAACCAGCAGATTCGGTAGGATAGCCTGCAATCCTGTAGCCTGCTGATCCGACACCATACCGACCGTCTGCACTTGATTGTCCCACGTGAGAGAATCAGGTAGATTATCTACGAATTGATCGGTTATGATGTTATTTGACACGTGTCAAATTATTCTGGTTGTAGCCCTCCGTACTGTAGTGCCATCGTACCCGATTGGATACCTACTTGAGAGGCGTCTAGGATTCGTCGAGTCGGTGCAGTAAGTTGATAGTCACTAGCTCCCGCTTCCATTATCATCTGCCCCAGATGTTCAGGATTGACTGTACGTCCGATCTGCGAAGAGGTCATAGTATTGAACTCAGGTAGCACTGCCTGAACTTGCTGCTCAATCTGCGGCAGCATATTCTGATTCTTCGGATCGACCCAGAAAGTGCCCACGATATTATAGTTGACTACATTAGGCACCTTAACGGTCACGAAATCGCCTAATGGTCGAATCGTAGTCGCAGATAGGAATGACTGCACCTGAGCAATCACACTACTGCCTGGGATCTGCCCACCCTGGAGCAGGATATAGACATCCACATACCCAGCAGCCGTATTGGGAGGAGTCTGATTAATGTCACCATTCGGTCCTACGATAGACACACTACTGATATCTACATTCGCAGTATATCCCCAGAACATGTACGCCTGATACGATCCCGCTACACTGAAGGCTCCCGGCACCAGTGCTAGACGCATCGCATAAGCGTCGTCAGTCTCGACATCCGCCCCACCTTGCGTAGTGGTCAAGTTCGTGACTGCAACAATGAAAGGCGGAATCCAATTCAATATCGAGTTAATCTGTCCCGCTACGTATCCGTTCCCGATAGCTCCGACTTGAGTACAGGCTGCTGGGATGGCGACGGAAGTACTCCCAGCAGGGATAGTGCCAGCGGCAGTAGTCTGGAACACGACATTCGCCGTTGAACTTGAACCGGAGACAGTCGTGTTGATCGGTATAGGGATGTCGATATTGATGGGTGCGTTAATACTAAACTGTAGGGTAGTGAGAGCAGAAGCAGCAGGCAATCTCGCTCCCAGAGGTCCATAATTACTGCCAATCGCGTCAAGGTTGATACCGACTGCTGATAAGATAAAGTTCTGTTGGAAGCCATAATTGAGGAGTACACGGTACTGACTCTCACGTGCTGCCATACGCAGCAGTAGAATACGTACTGGATCACCGGGGGCAAGAGTCTTTGCAAATGTAGTGATCTGAAAGAAATCACCTTCGTATTCTGTGATAATAGCGGCAGCGACTTGAGCCACGTCTGTTGTACAGATCGTAGGTATTTGAAGCTGAGGGAATCGAGTACTGTAGGCCATTTCATCTACTCGGCAAAATTATTTCATCAGAATTAATAGTGATCGCTAGAGTGACATTCATTGCATATGTTACCTTATCAATATCAAAAGCAATTCCCGAAAAACGCACACGAGGTTCAAACTGAGTCAATGCTATACACATCTGTTGCACAATCATGAGTTGAGCCTTGTTCTGGGGAGCATCTAAGAAAGTGAAATCTAATCCAAATCTTCTATCCAACATCACCGATCCGATACGAGTCGTAAGAATCACCCTCACATTCTGTAATACCTCATTCAATCCTGTCGCCCCAAAGTCAAATGCTTCCTGTTCTGGACCTGACAGTATCCTACCCTGTGAATCAGTGATTGTCCATGTTCCTATGTTCATATCAAAAAACTAGCTATCCAATCCAAATGAATGCTCAACATGATTGCCTAACACTGACATAAAATTTGGAATTCAAATGCTTGTTAGTTTGGAAAGAACAGATGATTGGATAGCTAATTTTTTGACACGTGTCAAAGTCTTCTACGCTCGACTGGCTATTGCTACGTTACTTGGAATTAATTTCACTGCATTTTGAGATATCTGCGGAACTACTTTAGTTGCTGAAGCAAGATTAGCAGCTATATCTGAGTTTATTAAACCCGTTGGCAGTGCTCCTGACATTATATTACTCACACCACTGATCGCTCCGGTTATGCCACTGACCGCTCCAGTCACGGAACCAATCGCCCCAGATATGCTTGGTAATGCGCCAATTACACTACTTACGGGTCCACCCAATGCTCCGGTTACAGCTCCTATCGCTCCACTTATTCCACTGACCGCTCCAGTCACTCCACTAATTGCTCCAGTTATGCCACTGAATGCCCCACCTAATGCTTGCATCAGGTTATTGGGAGAACTGGTGCTGGGATATTCCTTAAGCTGAACCTCTACGGAACATCCCATCCACTCTCCGCCTCGATAGAAGAACTTAGGTTGACTACTCAAGGAAGTCATCACGAACATGCTCATTCCTCGACCCATTGGCTTCATACCGACTATCAATGGAGCGGGAGTTGCTGAATCCATCATCCCTTCCAGTATCGTGACCGCACCCATCGGGTCCATCGTGAATGGCTTGATCAATTCCATCGTGAAGCTGACCTCGATCAACTTCGGGCCGGCGTATTCCAGTAGAGGCATACCCAACCAGACCTCATGCTCACCCCATCTGGCCGTGACAGTCTTCTTCATATTATCGAAGGTAGTCACTGGATTACCCGGTGTAAAGAAGATAGGTCCGTATACGCCGATCACGTTCCACCTCCTGATCCGTCTGTATTTCTAAGATTCGGAGTAGCAGAACCACCTGCGGCCAAATTGGTAGTACCGTCTACTTTTAGCGGTCCTTGAATCTCGACACCGCCAACTAAGACGATGGCCGGCGCTTTAATAGTTGCCTGATTGCTGACGGTAATTGTCAGATTACCTCCACAAGTTATATTGGCATCACCACCTGATTGAGCAGTGATCTTGCCAGGAGTGTAAATCTGATAGTTCCCAGCACCTGCTGAATCATAGATCATGTAGGAGCCATCCTTGAACTTGACCCCTCGGATGGTTCGCGAATTGAACGGTGGCGCATTACCTTCCGTATATGCGGACCCTAGAATCATTCCACGACTCAAGCTCCGTCCTTGCATAAGTACCCAGACCGGCTCACCTTCCTCGGGCACATAGTAGTCCTGCGCGCCGATAGTATTACGCTGCATGACTGTCATATACCCAGACTGAAATCCGCGATCAGGAAATGTGACCGTAGCCGCGACACAGCCATTCACACTCACCTTCGTGACACGACCACATCGAACCATTCCTTCATGGTATCGATAGATGTCTAATTCTGGAGTTTCGAATGCCATTATTTGACACGTGTCAATTTTCTTCGTCACCACCTGGAGTTATAGGACTCCATGCAACTGGCGTTACAGTTGTACCTGCCTGCGGTACGATACACTTCCTAAGTTCCATATCACAGATCAACTTATTCTCAGAAGTATGAATAGTAACCTTCTGAATGATCCACTTTCCATCGAAGAGTCCTTTATTCTTCAACAGAATAACCACTCCTGAATCGATGGCTACTCCATTCGGAAAACAGATGGTCCCAGCAGTGGTTAGTACTGAGTGGAATTCCTTGATGTTCTTAGCCCGTAGAATCATTTCAGCTTCATTATCGATTCCGCTTTGTGTATAGGCATTCTTACCGCCTAAGTCTGGAATTACATCTGATTCAGTACTTTGGCTGTTGTCTCCTTCCTTCGCTATCTTAGCACCTGAACCATCTACTGGAATATTCTTATGTTCGAAAGTCTTGAGTGCTACAGGTGCCACTGTATCCTTAGACTTAGTACCTACCGCAGTATCTGGTGGAGCATCAGCCGAAGCCACATAAACCGTATTAGCATAGGCGTCATAGTAGCTTAAGGTAGATGTAGAGTAGATATCCTGCGATTGTGTAGTCAACTCGCCATGCGTCAGAAAGATCCCAGCACCAGGTAGACTAAAGTCCACAGTATAAACTGGGGCCTGCTGTTCGAGATCCTGTTCATCAAAGATGACGAGGGTCTGCTTACCATTGATATCCTTGATCTTGAACGACAGAGCATTGGCTTTACAGACCTTTGACAACATCTGGAGATCACTCTCATTCCACTGCTGGGCTTCATTAAGTATACGATTCCGAGTATCTCGTGCTTGCCACTGGAAAGCCAGACCATTTTCTGATGCTACCTGCTGCCCAAGATCTCTTATCGAAACCGCAAATCGAGTCTTGTTCTGAAGAGTGAGTTTAATCTGTTGATCAATAGGTACCGATGATCCCATCAAGGTTGTCTGGGAGTAAGGCCAGGATTGCTTGATCTGATCAATCATGAATGAACCCAGATCCTTCTGTACGATCGACCCTGGATAATCTCGATTATATTGGAGGATCTTGATCTTGAGCCATTTACCCTTATTGATGTTAGCACTTTTGATGATATGGTCCCCGATATCCTCGAATACTAAATCCAGAGTATCTGCTTGGAAACTGATCGGATCTTCATAGTGAATAGACAACTTGTTTAATGGAGGAAATAGCGAAGACACATCCTTCATCGTACTTTGGCTATCTCCGATCAGAACTTGAATTTCATCACGGAAGACTCCTGCGCCTGTCGCATTGGGAAGTGACAATCCCGGCAAACTAGGCAACCCTATGCTAGCTCCTACACTTACTGGACCTATGTTAATACCAACACCTATAGATGGTGGACCACTCATGCCAATCTAGATGTACCTCCCCATACCACCGCACTTACTGATACTGGCGCAACTACCTGCGGCAACTGTAATACGATATTCTGATCGAAGTTCACAATCTGATTCCACAGCGGATTCGCCACCATGAGCTGATCCGAGAAATATTCGTTGCCATATTCTTTAAAGCTGATCAGATCCCAGGGATCTTGTTGGATGGTTTGATAAGTCATTTGACACGTGTCAAACTGCGTTGCTTCCGTCGAACCGACTACGGTTCTGCCGGTAGGTTACTTCTGCCAGATCCTTCGACATTTGATCTATATGTTTCTGATGTAATCCTGCGATCTTTCGATGGTTCTCTTCATCGCTTCCATGGATATGATACTGTACATGATTATTGATCGTAACAGGAGGAGTATTAGAAATATCCGGTTTATCCATTGGAACGACCGGAGTAGATTTTTTAAAAGGATCTATTCCCTTATAAGCCCAATCTTGTGCTCGTTTCCATTGTTCTGGTGTTATGACATTTTGACCTTCATATTGAGCTTGGGCCTGCATCAATCTAATGCCCATTGCACCCCTTAAGAAGGAGTCATCTATCACTGTGTTCAGAGGTATACCAAGCTTTTTAGCTATAAATTCTGCTTCTCCATGCTCACCGGGACCAATCCAATTTGTAATTGCCTGAGCTAAAGTGTGACCCTTATAAAGTTTTGGATTCATCCACATACTGAACTGTGCCGCAGCACCTGCTTCACGAGTAGGAAACTTCGCAAATGCGTGACCAGTATCGAAATGCCCAGATGGAGTTGCTCCAAATTTCAAAGCACTCTGCGTTAATCCCATAGCACCGGGATTATTGTATATGGCATTTAAACGTCTGGAACCTGAAGTATCCGGCTGAAATGGAGTTATTATCCCTTGTCCTGGTACATAGATTGATGATGTTGAAGCTGACCCACTGGAACTACGTCTTCCTGCTGTCGCTAGATTCCCTGCATTTGGTGATCCTGGTCCAACTACGTTACTTCTTCCTGCTGTCCCTAAATTTCCTCCTGTATCGACTTTCTTTCCTGTTATAAAACCCCACAGATCAGCGGCTTGTCTAAATGGTAATAAAAATGTATCGGTGATAGTCTTCCCCATCTCCGTAAAACTTACCTTTAAGAAATCAAAAGCTTTAGTTATCCAGCCTTTCAACCAACTCCAGAAAGTAGTAAAGTAGTTCGGAAGAGTTTTGTTAAACCAGTTATCTATAGCCTTATTTACAACATTTAACCAACCTTGTTCTATTGGAATTGCCTTCGGCACTTCTCCTGGCTTAAACTTTTTAGTATAGCCCCATCCCTTATTTTTTGGATCGAAAGTCTGATTGAATAGCTTCGTCCCAATCGTCCATTCTAAAAGCTGCTTCCATTTAGCTATTAACTCTCCAATTGCCGCTCCTGCTACAATGACCCAAGTAAATGGATTACCTAGAACATTCAACGCACCCACTGCAACCACAATCGCAGCCAAAGCAGTAGCCAATACACCTGCCGCTACTCCGGCACCGATCAACGCAGGCTTAATCCAATCCCAATTAGATTTAATCCATTTAAGTGCTTTGATCATTTCTTTCCATCCTTTATCGATCCAATTCACCATCATCGGAATGACTGACCGTTGCATAAAGGATACCCAGTTATCCAGATCCTTCATGTGTCGCTCCAATACACGATTGATTATATTCGCTATTCGTGTCACAAGTGGTTCGATTAATGGCACCATTCGAGCGAAGATGATAGTCAATCGCTGTTGTACGGGTAGTAAGGCATCACCCATCTTTTCCATTGATAGTTGCATATTAGCCACCGCGAGATCTGCTTGTCCCAGCAGAGTTCCCATTCTTGCCTTCGCGGCTCCTGCATAGGTTCGATTGATTGCTGCCTCGACGATCTTGATATTCGCCGTAAAATCATGCATCTTGGCATGAATCATCAGCAGTTGTTTCTCCATTGGACTCAGAAATACACCTACCGCATTGAGATTCCGTGCCATGCCGGTCTGGATAGCTTTACCGACAGCTAAATATACTTCTTGTAGATCTTCCGCACTCTTACCCTGCATCTTCTGAGATACTAGCAGATTCGCCATGACATTCTGCATCTCATGGATCTGTTCAGTAGTTCGATGAGTCTGTGCGAAGATCATCGCCCCACGTTCATATACGTTCTTATATATGCCCGTGAGTCCTTGAAGTTTAACCGCTTGATCGGTTATGTTCTTAAGGTCTTTCTGAGCTAGATCGACATTCTGCCCTCGAACCGCTCTCTGATTCTTCAAGATGATTAATATCTGTTCTTGAAGCTGCTCATTATCTTTGGATAACTGGACCGCTTGTTCCATCCCAGCAGTCAGCCCCCCTATAGCTAATAATCCTCCGGCCAACCCTGCTACTCCCGCAACTGCTTTACCAATCGAAGCTATAGCCCTGTTAGTAGCTACAGCCTGCGTTTGTAAACCCTTCAGAAGCTTAGTAGTTGTACTAACGGATTTAGTAACTGATGGAGCAACCTGCCCCTGGATCATTATCCAGACGTTGAAGGGGGAAGTTCCAGTTCCAGTTGAAGGACCACTAGACATTTTTTGACACGTGTCAAACTATCCGCGCCACCTATGCCATTGAGCTGGGTCAGGCACTTGCGGAGTTCTTTCTTCTAGAGCATCTTTTTCTTCTTGTGCCATTTCAGCCACATCTACAAACCACATCATACCTTCCTTCCACTGAAGCTTCAAGAAAAACTCTATGGAAGTCTTGGTATATTTAGACAAGAAAACCAACGCTCGTCTGAGAGATCCACTGTAAATGACAGTTCGTCCTATCGGATCTTTCAGACTATTTCGGCTAAAAAGCGTCCCATCCTATTTGCCACATTGAAGGCATCGCGGGCTCCTAACGCTCTGAGGTTATCGTAAACTATTCCGTTGATTCTGGCAATCACTAGGGACTGGTACTTTGAATCAGTCATAAAGATGCCATTCGTGGGTGAGACGCCAGGAAATAGAGCAGCATATTCTATTTCTAGACTGTGCAGATCTCCTAGCGTCAGCTTATCCACATTGACATCTAACTCATCGAATACTTTGCCATCAGGTAACCTTAAGGCATTCTTTAGTTTAACTTTAGTATCCAGATCCTCTTTTTTGATTTCTCCGTTTTGTTCCATAATTATAACCAAGCTCGATCTTGAGCGAGATAGTCTGTA